AACCAAATCAGTATCAAGTTGAATGTCTTTCTTATGTTCTGGGTCTTCTTCAACTTTAATTTGGTCAATAAACACAGTTACTGGAACTTGTGTTTCTCCATCATCACCACAAGTTATAATCAAGTCAAGACTTTCTCCAACTGACTTACCACGAACATTTAAGAAAATATATTCAATATCAAAAGTAGGTAGTTCTTCTACTTTAATACCTTTAGTTACAATACAATCTTTTAATACTTGCTTGATTGCATTTGTAATTTCTTTTGTGCTTTGACTTTCAAGAGCAAGAATTAATATCTTCTCTTCTTTGACTAAAAATGGTCTGTATTTAATTGTTTTTCCAGTTGATGGTAAAACCAATTCATACGTGGGTGTAGTAATCTTAGGTAACATAATTTATTCAGTTATTAAATTTATTTATTTACGCAAATTGCCGTAATTCTTCTCCATTACATATCTTATGTACTGGAATGTGACTGTTGTTTTTACAATTTGACTTCCTTCATAAGTCAAAGGCATCGCAGTAATATTTGTTGGGAATGCTTCAAGCATTCTATAAGTTAATTGTGGTGAGAATTTTATCTTTTTGGGGTCATCACTATTGAAATTTCTCTCAAACTTTGTAAGTGATATAATTCTCTTATATTCATCTGGATATCTAAATCTAAAGAAATTTGTTTTGTCTTTTCCCAAATCATCCCCTTGTCCTATTGGACTTGGTGGTAATATACCAGTACCAGCATATAATGGATTGATATAATTCATCCATTCTTCAAAAAGACGAATTAAATTATATTCATTATCAACATAAAAGGTCATCGTGAATTCTGGGAAAAGTCTTCTTGTTGGAAATCTTTCAATTGTTCCCTGACGACTTCCCATTTCTTCGGTCACATCAAAAGATATTCCAGGAATAACTGCTTCCGCACAATAAAAATCATAAACATAATTTTTTGTTTGATTTCCAGTAATAACATTAGATTTGCGTAACCAATCCATCAATCCACTTCCACCAGCATCAACATTTGTTAAATGTAATGATACTTTGAATTGACTAGTAAGAGATAGACTACCAAAAATATCTCTTGCTGAAGGCATCCCATTTGATGGGGAACCTTCAGTCATCTTAAGGTATAATGGTCCTATTTTTGGAAACCCTCTATCTGGAGTAGAAGCAGCCATCTATAAATATCTTAAGTGTTTATACTATGTATGCCTCGTAACGAAGATAGTAAATATAGACAGGGAAAATATAGACCACATAATCCACAAAAGTATGGTGGAGACCCATCAAATATTGTCTATAGGTCTTCTTATGAATTGAAGTTTATGCAATATTGCGATTTGACTGAAAGTGTGAATTCTTGGAAAAGTGAAGAGTTTTTTATTCCTTATCGTTCACCAATAGATAATAAGTATCATAGATACTTTCCTGACTTTTTTGTGAAGTATAAAGATAAAGACGGAAATGTACGAACACTTGTCGTTGAAATCAAACCAGCAAAAGATTTAAAAATGCCCGAAACAAACCCAAAACGAAGAACAAAGTCTTGGGCTTATTCAGTAAAAATGTGGGCAATCAATCAAGCAAAGTGGGAAGCAGCAAAGAATTGGTGTGCTGATAGGAAATATGAGTTTAAAATATTCACAGAAAAGGAATTGGGGATTAATGTAAAATGATCGCAGACGACATTAGAAAACAAGCAGGCAACAAATATCGTAGTAGTGATTGGTGGACCAATTCACTAATGAATGAATTGAGAAGTCAACAAAAGAGAGATATTAATGAAGCAGATACTGGATTTATAAAACCAGGAAATTTAGTTTTCTTTTTATATTCCGCAAAGTATCCACAAAGATATGAATATTGGGATAAACACCCTCTATCTTATATTTTGGATATTAATCTTAGTGAAGGTTCGTTTCTTGGAGCAAATCTCCATTACCTCAATCCTCAATATCGTGGAGGTGTTGCCGAATCCTTTCTAAATAAAGAAGGAATTGTAAACGCACCCAAGAAAACTTTACACAAATACCTCTTCTCTGGGGTAATGACTGAATTCTTTAAAGTGCCTGAAAAAGAATGGAGAGAAGTATCGTTGCTTCCAACAGAGAAGTTTGTTGATAAAAGAGGTCAACCAGTATTTAAAACCAAAGTTTGGGACGCACCATAGATGGCTTATGAAGTATTAAAACCAATAAAGTACTATACCAAAAATGGGATAGATTTTAGGCTTGAATATGACCCAACAAATGGAAACGTTAATATGCCTCAAGATGCTGGTAATGCAGCTTTTGGAACATACCCATTATTTTATAATGGAAAATTTGATCAATATCTTTTGGATAGACTTGGAGTATCAGAACAAGAAAAAAATACTTTGTATGCAAAAATACAAAATGATATTAGAACTACATGGACCAAAGCAGGAGGAACAGCAAATAAGAAAATATTACCATCTTGGGCAAACGCATCAAATCAAGGAAAAACACCCCAAACAACTACTGCTCCAATTACAGCAGCTCCAGTTCAAGGATTACAAGGTTTGTTTAATTTATTTGAACCTGGATTGAAAGATATAGCAAACTTGGATTTTTCTAGCACCAATGAAGAACAATTATTCAGTGATAGAGCACTTTTAAAATATCCTCGTGATATTTTAGATATGAAACAAGATACATTACAATTTGTAATGTATAATTATAAAGCACCACTTGGAGATGTGTTCGTTCAAAGAGATGATAAGGGAAATCAAATCAACATAAATCCAGAAGCAATTATAAATCTAGGTTTAGAAAGAAATACTGCTTTAAAAAAATACATAGGAACTGTAATTTTACCTATTCCCTCTGGTATTCAAGATAATAATGCGATAAGTTGGGGTGATGATACAATGAATTCTATGACTGCTGGTATTACTGCTGCTGCTATTAAAAATCCTACAGCACCACTAGTTCAACAAGGAGTTACTGGACTTGCTGATCTTCTTGGATCAGCATTCGCAGGAGTCAAATTACCACAACAATCAATTAATAACATAGCGGCAATGATTGGTTCTGGTGTAAGCCCAGACAATCCTATGTTTAAAACTTCAGTTATCTCTTTATTATTAAAAAATGCTGGTGTTGAAATACCACCAGAAACTATTTTAGCAAGAGGTGCTGGAATTGTTCCAAACTCCAACCTTGAATTGTTATTTCAAGGTCCAACACTTCGTCAATTTGGGTTCAGTTGGCGTATGAGTCCAAGAAGTGAACTAGAAGCAAAAAATGTAAAAAGAATTATTCGTTTCTTTAAGCAAGGTAGTTCCCCAAGAAAAATTTCCAATATATCTGGTACTCGTGCTAAAACTCTTTTTCTTGGAACTCCAAATGTTTTTAAACTTTCATACAAAACAGGAAATGAAGAAATATCTGGCTTAAATAAATTTAAGATTTGTGCCCTTGTTAATATGAGTGTAGTTTATGCTCCTGACGGTCAATGGGCTTCTTATGATAAAGGACAACCAGTATCTGTGCAGATGTCTTTAAATTTCCAAGAAATTGAACCTGTATATGAAGATGATTATCGAACAGATAATCAAATGTCTAATACAAAATTAAAAGACAATCCAAAAGTTAATCGAGACGATGTAGGGTACTAAAATGTCGTATTTCAGAGAACTTCCAAATTTCGAATATATTGCGAATTTTCCTAATCAGTCATTTAATGACGATTATGTCGTAGCAAAAAATATATTCAAAAGAGCAAAACTAAGAACTGATATTTCTAGTGCTATAACTGCTTTTAATTATTATCAAATTGTTGATAATGAAAGACCAGACCAAGTTGCTGCAAAAGTTTATGATAATGCAGATTTGGATTGGGTGATTTTAATAACCAATAATATTACAAATATTAATCAACAATGGCCGTTAGATAATAATAGTTTTTATAAGTATCTTATTGATAAGTATGGAAGTGATGAAGAACTTGGAAAAGTTCATCATTATGAAACCGTAGAGTTTAGAGACGAATATGAACGTGTTGTAATTCCTGGTGGTTATCAAGTTGACCCAGCAAAAGCATTATCAGTCACCACTACTGAAGGTCAAAATGACTATATTTTAAGTGAATTTCCAAATGAAAATACAAATTATAGTATTACAATTAATTTAAATCAATATCTTCCTGTTTATAAAAACAATACAG